ACCAGTCTATTGGGGCAATATCAATCCAAGTCGATTTCTGACACCAAGCGACAATTCCTGCCAAATAATCTGTCTCAACAATCTGGCTTTCACTCTCATACCCAAGTGAATACAGCTTTCCTTCTCCCCTGCGAATGTTCTGAAACCCCTTTGCGTAGTTCGTCCTTCCAGCCACAATGCCAAGTTTGATGCCCATTGACTTGAGTTGATTGACATCATCAATCAATACACTGTATGTGCTTGGGTTTAAAACCACATCGTCGTCAATAGAGACGAAACTGTCGTGCGTCTCAAATATCTTGTGAGCCATGAAGTTGTGCGCAGCACCGCCAGTCTCGTATGTATGCACAAAGTGATGCACTTTATGCCTTGGCAGAGACTGTATGTTTGGACTGGTTATAAAAATCTCAACATCCTCTGGGACATATAGCTCAATAGACTTGAGAAGTACGGGTAAGCACTTCTCATTTTTTGAGCATATTCCGATAGGTGTCACTTCTTAGCCTTATTTCTTGCGGTGATCGCCTTGGCTTTTGCCTTGGCATCGGCTTTACTAGACGCACCCCATGCGTTGAGACTCAGCAAAAGACGGGTCTTTTCACCGTCCTTGTACTCTGGTCCTGCATTACCCGCCATGCGAGACAAGAAACTTGCTCGCCTTGGGTTATCTCCAGACTTGACAGGGGGCTTGAGGTTCATGCCTTCGGCTTTCGCGGAGGCACGACCTTTAGCGTTTAAGCCACCAGTTGGTGACTTGCCCTCTTTCCTTTGCCATACGGGGGTCTTCATTGGATATGACTCCAGCTTTTTTGCAAAGCAATGTTGTTAACTTGAGTGTTGCTTATTCCAAATTCTGAAGCAATAGAAACTTTTGTAAGTCCACGCAAAACTGCATTACGAATTGCAATCACATCAGATTCTTTAATTTTTGACCGTCCATTGCGAGTTCCTTTGGCGTCAGTTTTATGAAGCACTCGATGGCTGTGATTTTCTTTGCTGGTAGCCCAACATATATTTGAAGGCAAATTATTTTTACGATTACCGTCCAAATGCGCCGCTTGATGAGCCGTAGTTGGTGGATTTCCATGAAATGCAATAGCAACCAAACGATTTATGGTTGTTCCTGTGCGCTTTCCGTTTGCGTCCATCAATGTTGCAACCAAATATCCATTTCTGTCTGCCAGCGTCAGAATTTTTGACGGGCTAGATGGTCCTTTTTTTCTAGAACTTTGAGGATGTACGCGCACACGACCAGCATCACTCACTTGATACAAGCCAATGTAATTAGGAATATCAAGCCAAGACTCAGAAAAATTTTGCATTTTTACTAATCCTTTTCTTCGGCATTGTCCATGTCTTCGGCTTCGTCTTCAGCTTCACCAGTATTTGGACCACCCACAATCCATGCCCTACACGAGCGATTTGCCGCACATTTAAAATCAAAAATCTGGCAGTATCCAAGGTCTGCTAACTCAATAGTTCCCCACGGGTCTGCTTCGTTGCCGATACCGTCAGCGATACATTGCTTGATTGAATCAGAGACATTAAACGCTGCGCAATTACCGCAACGGCTTTTCTTTGCGTCTTCGACAGACACATCCCACTCATCAGCCATGCGCTTCCAGTAAGCCTCATTTGGCAAATCTGGGTTCTCAGGACCGTACTTCGCAGCCGTGATCGCCTTGGCGCGGTTCTTCAGATTAAGGGTGATGTCTTGCGTGGGTGCTGGACACTCGCTGGTGTCGCTGTCAGACATCATCTGATCCATTGCGCCTTGTAAACTTTTTGGGTATGAGGTTGCCATTACTTCATTCCCTTCTTAGGCTTCACGCCAGCAGAAGACAAAGCAATAGCCAAGCCTTGAGCCTTGCTCTTGACGACTGGACCGCCCTTGCCTGAGTGCAACTTACCTGCCTTGAATTCGTTGTACACCTTAGAGATTTTCTTCTCTGTCTTTGTCTTCTTCATCATGTCAGTTACTCCTTGAAATGGGATAGACGAATTATGCAACCCTTGAGAGATTTCTTTTCAACGGTTGAGACCACTTCTGGCTCGTATTCGCACCAAACATTGAGACGGCAGCGTCGGACGCGAAGGTCAACACAAAGGAGTCAGCCTTGTCGGGGGACTTCAAGCCACGCTTTCTGATGTCGTCCTTGCCCTCGACCTGCATCTTTCCTGAGCTGCTAAAGAAGTACCTGACGGTAGCCAGTTCAGCCACCAGCTCCTCGTCATTGGGGATACGGCAGTCACGCGCCTCAAACCACGCCTTTGCCTTGTACCAAAGCTCTGCCCTTAGATTTCTGTAAGTCGTCCCCATCGCTGGAGACTCTGAGACATTGATGCCTCTAGCGGGAAGACCGAGTTCTCTGAGACGGTCTACTACGCCAGCACCAAGACCAATCGAGTCCACCATGATCTCATGTGGTCTCTGGCTTGGCGGTAATGCTTCCCACTCTGCGACGACAGCGCCTGTGAGTTGCATCAAGTCCAAGTTCTTCCAAATCTTTGTGGGTTCGATGAGTGCGTTGCCTTGGCGCTTGCTTAGTGCCGACCTGTCGCCACCAAAGCGTGCGACATCCAAGCCCCATATCAGTTTGGCGTGCTGGGATGTCTCAACATCGCGGTGCTTGGCGAGTTCTAGCAACTCCATCGGGATGATGGTGTCGTCGTCAGACCTTGGAAACTCGCCCAGTACGCGGATACGGTAGGCATTGGACTCTTCACCGTAGCGCGACTTCATCTCTTCGACATAGGCATCTGAGACCCTTGGCGAGTCCACGCAAGAGACTTTCATCGTCACCCAGTCGTTGGCGAGTCGGTTCTGGGTGTCGTAGAAAAACCCTGAGCTTCTCACGGGGTTGCCCAGTAGAAGGGTCACGGCATTGTGTCCAGACATTGAGCCAGCAGCAGCCTCGAAGACAGCCTCTGGGATGCCAGATGCCTCGTCAGCCACCAGCATCACATTCTCGCTGTGGACACCTTGCAGGGCTTCGGGCTGCTCTGCCCTCGATGTCCTTGCGGACACAAAAGCCTCTGTCGCTGCCTCCTTGACCTCGATCCTGTCCTGCTTGACTTCGAGCATATCCCTTAGCGTTTCGGGCAGTTCCTTTACCCAGCGCTTTAGTTCCGCAAAGAGCGCGTCGTATAGCTGGCTGGATGTGGGGGCTGTGACGACAACCTTGACGGGATAACGCAAGAGCAGATACCAGATGATTGCCCAGCTCGCTGCTGTGGACTTGCCTACGCCATGACCTGATCTTACCGATATGCGTCGGTTACCCTTTGCGATGTGCATTAGGAATGTCTCTTGCCAAGTGTCTGGATTGGCTTTTAAGACTTCCTTGACGAAGAGGACGGGGTTGTTCTTGTAGCGGATGGTGAACGCAACAAAGGGATTCTTGCTGAGTTCGTCTTCCCTCTTGTCTTGGATGCGGTCTATCTTTGCCACCACATCGGGGTGTAGTTTCTTTTTATCGTTTTCTTGTGGAATTGATTTTGTCGTCATGGGGGAATTGTGCCTTGATTTTTTTTATTTTTTTGTGGGGAGAGTGGTGCTGTGGGGAGAGGTAGTGGGGGGGGTGTTAGGTCGATAACTGTCGGGGTGCAGTTTCAGCCCGCCCCGTCGCGCAGATCGAAGGGGGGGTAAACCCTAATCAGTCAGGCAGAATCGGTTAGTGAGTGACCACTCTCCTAGCAGGGCGCATGAAACCTATACATTCGCATATCGTCGTATTTTCCTGCTTTACACTATGTTCATTATGTAAAGTTATTTTGCTGTTATCCACAGGTTTGTAAGCAACTTTGTGCATAACTTCGCCAGTTTCCACGCAACTGTGGATAACTAGGACAACTTCTCGCTGTGTTCTGTGGATATGTCCTCGACTACCTCAATGCGTCGCAATGCGTCCAGCCTCATGCCAGACAGGTTCACTTGGACGCTTGGCATCTTGTTTTGAGCGTATGCGGACGGATTCCAGCGCTCTGCCACCCATTGCCTCGTCTGGACGCGCAGACGCGCCTTCTGCACCTCTTCCACGTCGGTTTCGTCAGCGATCAGGATGCTCTCTGCCACCATGTCATCTGCTGCCTTCGCGCGCGCACGCGAGGCAAGGCCTTCATTATCGGGTGAATTCAACCATTCTTCAAGTGCAACACGCCCAACACCGAGCGCGTAACAGATGCGAGCGATTGGTTGTCCAGCCTCAAGCATTGAGACGATGTGTTCGCGTGGCATTAAGTCAAGCGTTGCCATATCCGCTTTTCGTTTTGGTCTTCCAGCCATTTAAAAGCCCTCCAAGCCGTTAATCATAAAAACACACCACAAAGTATCAACTCGCATTTAAATCTCCTCCAAAGCCCGATTAACCCTATTTTTGCCCATCTTGCTGGTGTCAAACACCTTCTGCATTGACGAAGCCTCCAATTTATCGGACTTCATGTCATCCAACCCCGTCGCACCACCCTCTGGAAATTCTTTAGCGTCCTTGTCCAAACGCACCAAGGCAGCACAAGGCATCAGCGCCTTGATCTTCATGGTTTCCTTGATGACTGGTGACTCCATGATCAGCTCCAGCTCTTCCATCGTCCAGATGTGACGATTCTGGACATCGGGTCTGAACTGCTGGTACAGCGTCGCGTCGTGATGATTGCCAACCACCACCATCACCGACCCGTCTTTCATCTCATGCTCGACTGCCGTGATCGCTGGCATCTCAGACACACCGTTCTCAACAGCCCAAGCCTCCAACGCACCGTAAGCCTTCACCATCCCACCGACAGCTCTGTCTAACTTCACCTCATCCCTTGACCTCGACGCATCGAACACTCTCTCAGCCTGTCGCCACACCTTGATCCGAAACTCTGAGTCCACCAACTCGATCAAGCGATTGATACCCCACCTCTTTTCGTGCTCCCTCTTCACCACAGACAGCTCCACTAACCTCGAATTCATAAATACTTCAAAAGTATTCATCGGGAAATCTGGCTGTTTTAGACCACCAACAACTTTCTTCAAACTCTTCTTTGACATCTCAAAATCCTTCCAACGCAATAATTAAAAAAATACACATGGCAACCACTCGGACAACGGACAGATGGTGTGTATTACATACACACACACCATTTGTCTGTCCGAAATCCTCGGACAAATGGCGAGACAACTGTCCACCATTTGTCCACCATTTGTCCCCATTTGTCCGACATCATTTGTTGAACGAAATAACATTGGCTTTTTGTGCTTTGTGGTCATTTGTGTCGTCAAACACAGCCCAGCACATTGAACCATTTATTATTACTTTCTCATAAACCTGCAACTTGTCTGTGATCCTGTCCCAAGCCTTTTGGAAGGACTCATCTTGGATTGCGTTGCCCTTTCTTTTCTTGAATTCTGACTGCCATTGCTCAATCGTTATGCACTTGTTGCGCATACCGTCCACGACCTGCATCTCTCCAAATTTCTTAATTGCGTCGTGCAGACAATTCAATGCGAGTATCTGGTTTGCGCCACCAAGGGTTCTGTTTGGAGGTGCTGCCTTTGCTTTTGCTTTGTGTGATGTATCCATCTCCTCATCTGGTTCAACCGCCAGACTGGATGCACCTTCAAAGTCGATGATTCCTGTCGATCCTGTGGTGACCTCCACCATCTTGAACCCGATCCTCTGCCCGTCTTCCCCGTCCTTTTGCTTACTGATGTGGAGGATTCCCTTTGGTGGTTGAGCGCCTTCTATGCGGATGATCTCTAGTTCTGTGTCGACAGCGCCTAAGAGACTGCTGTGTCCCCTGAGTCCTTTGGTTGCGTCCTTACCAGCATGGTGAACCACCAGCAGACCGCATTCGTATCTGCCTTGTATAGCGCCAGCAGCCGTAATGAATGCACCCATGTCTTCACTTGCGTTCTCATTGCCACCGCCAAACGCTCTAGCCAAGGTATCGATGATGATCAGCTCGAAGTTGATGTCGTTGATAGCCTTCAAGTCGTCTATTGCGTTGACTAGGTCTTGCAGGTCTGTCTTAGAACTTCTGAGGTTTACCTGTCTGCGCAAGAAGTAAACAGGCGCTCCGACTGGTGTCTCGTGGTGCGTCTTGAGCGCCTTGATCCTTGACCCGATACCGCCATGACCCTCACCTGCGATGTATAGGACTGCGCCTCGTCTTGTGATCTCATTGCCAAGGAATGCTCTACCCGTCGCAATGCACTCCGCAATGTCCAAAGCAATAAAAGACTTGAAACTGGCTGGCGGTGCGTATAAAGCCACAAAAGACTTCTGCGGAATAACGCCATTGATCAACCACTCGACAGGTTCGTCCTCGATGTCGTCCCACGCCTCGAGCTTGAATCCTTCACGCTGAAGTGGTACTTCTGGCAGTTCCAAGTCTTGCATTTCTTGCGTCTCAGCAACGCCAATCAATCTTGCAGGAGTCGTTACATCCAGTTCAGATGCTATTGCTTGCGTGGCTTTTGTCAGGTCAACCAGCCTGTCCTTGTCCCCGCCATACTTATGCACAAACTCGTATGCGTCTTCCTTGATCTCGTCTAACTGGAGGTCAACCACTCGGATACTTTTTGTAACCGACTTGAGGGCTGCAACTGCTTTCCTTGCGTACTCCCAGCCAACTGCATCGTTGTCAGGCACTATCGCAATAGTCAGTCCGACTAAGTGCTTGACAACATCTTCTGGGAAGCTGCTTGCACCGTTGTGTGTACAGGTTGCCACCACCCCGATAGTTTTTAAAGCGTCTGCTGCTTTTTCGCCTTCGCACAAGAAGACTGTGCGTCCTGTCTTTCTTGCAAAGTCCACCTCTGGCAAGTTGTATGGCACTATGTTGGCGCCAGTCATTGACGCGTGACGCCTTCCCTGATCGTCCACTCTGAACTGCTTGTATGTCTTTCCCTTTGCATCAAAGGTCTTGTATCTCTGCTTGATGTGCTGAACCACACCATCCTCGTCGGTGTAGTGCCACTCTTGCTCTAGTACAGGGTCTTGCTTTTGTATTGGCTTGAGTTGCGTCAAGAAGTCCGTTGGGTTCGGTAAGTCTGGCAGCAGACCGTAATGCTTGATTGCATTGAATACCTCTTCCTGAGAGCACCCGCTAAAGCATTTGAAGAGTGGTTTGCCTTCGTCTGTCTCGCTGACGCAAAGACTTGGATTCCTGTCCCCGTTGCCTTGCCCGTGACTGCTGACAGGACAGCTCGCCATCCATTGCCCGTTCACCTTCTTTGCGTTGCCAAGCGCTTGCGCTATTTGTTCGGCTTGCATTCTTGTCCTTCTAATAGTTCTAATCTCTGCTCCAATTCGTAGACCCTTTGAGCCAACGCAATAAGAAGCAGCATCCAAAATTCTTGTGTGTTTTCCATAGAGGAAAAAAAACGGGACTGATCGTTAGATCAGCCCCGTTCTTCCTAAGAGTTAGCAATCCATCGCCAGACGAATGTCGCGGATGCGCATCTTCAGTAGCGGTGCAAGGTCTTCTTTGGACTGCTTTAATCTAACCAGTTCAGCCTCGTAATAACGAATCCTATCGTCAATGTTTTCCTCAACCGTAGGATTGTGGTCAATGCGTTGTGCGCCAACTAGAGCGCCTCGTTCAGACATAGTTACTTTGTTTTCGTACATTTATGTCTCCTTAAAACATCTCGTCGTCGTCAATCGCAGCAGCAACTGCAGTCTTAGGCGCTGCTTTTACTTGCGGTGCAACTGGAGCACTCATCGTTATCTTGCCGTCACTATCAAATGATTGCGTGCCGTCGTCCACCGCATCCATGCCAGCAGGACGATCAATCCAAGACACCAGATCAAAGTTAGGGATTCTTGTTGTCCCTTTGCCGATCTTCTCTAGCGTCGAGCCTTTGTACTCAATCACGGGGTACTTATCCGCGTTGGCTGCTTGACCCGCCTCGATTGCCTTCCACAGCTTCTCCAGTCCCATGTTTGGACCTGTGCCGTTAGCTGACCACTCTGCGAGTCCCATCTCTTTGTTGTAGAGCTTGATTGAGAAACCACGCTTGTGATCTGGTGACGGTTGAGCACCCTTCTTACCCACCGACACATCTGGTTGCCAGTCGCGCACACCTTCTCCGAGGTGCATC